TAATGATTTAGTTAAATATCTAACTTCCTTTTCCTCGTCGCCTTCAATAAAAAGATTATAACTATACCTAACAATGGATGAATATTGCTTAATTATAGGCATCAAATCTTTAGATGATTTATATGGAAGTTTAATTGTTTTCATTATTTTGTTATATCAATTTTTCAACTAGTAAAAATAAACATTATTTTTAATAAAACCTTTTATTTATTTTTTTTTATATAATATTTAATGATAGATTTTATCTATATAGAATAATTCTTTTATGATATATATATTAAGGAAAATTATTTTTTTATAATTTTTATGTTAAATTATTATTGATTTAAAAAAATATGGCACTCTTAATAGAAAAAAAATTAAATATTTTAGGAGATATATCTATAAATCAGATATATGTAAGAGTAAAATACACAGTATTCACTAATGGATATGGAGTTAGTATAATTCCAAGCTGTTATATATCCAAAGATTCATATAAAAAAGACGAAAATAATACTATAAAAATAGAAGGAATCCCTGATCAACTGTATTATCCATATAATAGAGATAATGATGGTCTAGATGTTTTATATGTATGTAATCAGGCACTTAAAACTAATTTATCTACAGATAAAATAGGAAGAAGAGAAATAGGCGTAGATCCAAGTACTGGAGAACCTATATGGGAAAATTATATAATAGAAGAAAAATTTGCTCAAGATAGTTCAATAAATATTGTAGATATAATTTAAAAATATAAAATTATGAAGAATTTTTTAAAACAACTGAATTACATTTTTGAGGGTTATTATTGTTTAATTCTCAGAAAATTACGTAGATTAAATAAGCAAAATGCGTTGTTATATGATTTTAGATATATGACATGTCAAAAATGTGAAAAAAGAAATAAATTATTAGATACATGTAGTATATGTGGGTGTTGGCTTCCGGCCAAAACATCAGTTAATTATGAATTAGATGAAAATAGAAAAAGTATCAATGGATGTCCAGAGAAAAGATGGTGAAAATAGTCAGAAAAAAAATTTTTAATGAATTTATATGTTTATTAAAAATTAACAATAATTTAATATAAAAATCATAAAAAATAATTTTCCTTAATAAATATAAAGTAAAAATTTTATCCAAAATTGTTAATAAAATACCGATTGAAGGAAATGGCTATTAACTTCAATGATTGGAAAGAATTTTTTCTTGCATTAAAACTTGAAAATATTTAAATATCGAGTTTCATTAAATGTGTATTTATATAAATTTAATATTTTTCAACAAAATTCAAGTGATTTTAAATTATGTTTTATGATTAATTATTTAATTTTGTATTTTAGTGAATAAATAAAATAAATTGTTTATTCTATGTCAGATAAATGTGGTATACACAACGAGAATATTAGTGGTGCATTTCCAGTAGAACCTAATAAAACTAAATATGGATTACAAATTAAAGAGATTAAAAATAATCTTTTTAGTTATACTCAAATGGCTTCTGCTGTTCAAGTATATAAATCTTTAAATAAAATTGTTAACAAAACATTAGGTGTAGAAGCTCGTTGGTTTCGTGCTGTTCCGCAACAAAGAAGTAAAGATGTAATATTTCAAGAATATACTTTATACAACGTAGAAGAAAATCCTTATTGTATTAATGTTATTATACCACAAGGAAATTTTCCAGATTCAAAATACAATTATGATTTAATGGGATTGGAATATGAAGTGCCATTAGAAATTCAAATTGATAAAGAATATTGGGAAGATATAGTTGGAAAAGGAACCGCGCCACAGAAAAAAGATATTGTATATTTAGTTATTCCAAATAAATTATATCAAGTTGAAACTTCATTTTTATCAAGAGGATTTATGGAACAACCCACTACATATAAATTAAATCTTCGTAAATACATGCCAGAATCTGCACGTAGAGAGCCTATTAATTTGCAAGAAACTATTGATAAGTATACGGTATCTGAACAAGAAGTATTTGGTGCGGCTATTCAAGAAAATGTAGAGAATTTAACTAACGATAAACAAATGTCGGCATTTAATTCTACATCTAGAGATTCTTATAAATATCTTGATAAAAAATTAAAATTAGTAAATACGCCATTAAATATATGGGGTGTACAAGTTACCGATGCATATTATGATATGTATACATCTGATTTTTATACAGCGGTTCAATATACACAAGGTGATTTAATAAAATCAACAGAAGACAGAGCAATAACAACATGGATTCAATCTAGATCATCATCCGCCGCTTTATTAGATGTAGTTTCTATTACTGCAGTTACTACATTAGTTGATTGTAATTATATTATAAAAATTAAAACGGGTAATAGAACTTTTAGCATGGGAGATACATTAGTAATATCTAGACCTGGATCTCTTAACTTTTATGCTAAAATAACTAATACCGAATTGGCCGGAAATGGAACCTATGGTTGTTATATAGATGATGCCGTAATAACACATTTAAATTCTATAAAATCCGATTGGACTTCTGTTAAAAATTATAAATGTGAAATTAGAAATCCAATAACAATAATAGAAGGATATAATTCAAATAACAATGGATTAAAAGTTGAATTATATGCTAATCAATATATTAAAACACAATATGGAACACAAACTTATATATCAATATTACCAGAAAGATTATATGAGAATCAATGGTATCACGTTGTTGTAAATATTGGAAACACATGGGGTCAATATAATGTCGCTATTTGGAAAATAGGAGAAAGCAATGAAACAAAATTGACTAAAATGTTTTATGATACAATGAATTTCATTCCCGAAGATGTTACCGTAGAATATTATAATTTAAATAAGTCTTTAAGTTTTACTACAAATATAAGAGTTTTTAAGTGTACTATAGAAGAAGAAAAACAAAGTAATAATGCTTTACAATATTTAATAGGTGATTCTGCTCAAGCTTTAATATTAGATAATTGTGATCCTTTATTTAAAGGACAATATATAGCAAAAACTAGATAAAAATATATACATTATAAGTGTAATCTTTTAAAAATTAATTATATGAAAAGATCAGAAGAACGTTCTGTGTTAGAGAACTTAATCAACAATAGCGCGGAAAATTTAACTTCATCGGTTGCTGTTCCTGGTAATAATGCACCAGAATTAGTAAATCCATCTGCATTTGAAATAGATTTTGATGAACTAAAAAGTACATGTGACGCCGAAGCAAAATCAATGGTAGAAAATGCAGTAAGTTTTGTATTATCAAAAGAAGTCATTGATAACAATGAATATGTAAAAGCTAAAATAGGCAATGATATATTCTCTTTGTCTGGAATGCTTTATCAACTACGTTGTAATGAAAGAATGCAAAGAGCTTTAATGGAAGAAATAGCCCGTGGTGCTATGCACCCTCGTATGTTTGAAGTATTTGGACAATTATCTAAAACAATAGGTGAATTAAATAAACAATTAATACAAACCGTAGAGGCCATTAAAATGTCTACTAAAGATATTAAATTAGATATAAAAGAAAAACAAACAGAATTGTTAGGACCTCAAACATCGTCCAATGGAATGTTAACTACAAGTAATGGAAATATTATAACAATGGGAACCAAGGAAATGATTAAAAAAATAAAACAAGAAAAAAGAGAAGTGACAGAAGATCAAATAACAGACATTGAAGAAGTAAAATAACATGGCTCAATCTACGGTATGGTCAACGGCATTAATAAATGAAACCTTAGATAAACTAAGGATGGGAATGCCGTGTGATATGTCTTGTTTCCATGAAAGAGATTATGAATTAAAAGCCGCCAACATATTATTTAATTATACTAAAGAAGAACAAGAGGAATTTATAAAATGTTCTCAGGATATAGTTTATTTTGTTAGTAAATATTGTAGATTTTTAAATGATAAAGGAAGAACTACGGTGACTCTTCGTAAATATCAAAAAGATATTTTAAATACAGTAGGAGAAGAAGAATGGAATGATATTATAGAAGATTTTGTACCAAAAAATAGAAATGTAATTATAATGGCCAGTCGTCAAGTTGGTAAAACGGTCACTATATCGGCATTCTTTGCTTGGTATCTTTGTTTTCATCACGATAGAAATGCTGCAATATTAGCTAATAAACAAATAACTGCCACGGAAATAGTATCAAAAGTTGTTGATATATTTAAAGGATTGCCGTTCTTTTTAAAGCCTGGTATTTTAAGTATAGGTGCTTTAGGAATGCGATTAGATAATGGTTGTCAATTATTATCTCAAGCAACTACTAAAACGGCTCAAATCGGTTTTACTATTCATATTCTTTATGCCGATGAGTTTGCACATATTCAACCAAATATACAAAATGATTTTTGGCGATCTGTTTATCCAACTTTAGCATCATCTAACATATCACAATGTATAATAACTTCAACACCTGCAGGGCAGAGTAATTTATTTTTTGAATTATGGGATGGTGCAATTAAAAAAAATAATTCTTTTAAACCAATAAGAGTAGATTATTGGGAAGTTCCTGGTCATGATGATAAGTGGGCCACAAAAATGAAAAGAGATTTTGGTGAAGAAAGATTTGCACAAGAATTTGAATTACAATTTAATGTATCTTCTCGTCTTTTATTAGGGGCTAAAGAAATGGCTTTCGTCAAAAGGATAGAAAAAGAATATATTTTCCAACATTTAGATAATGCAAAAATATCAGAAGAACTTTATAGAAATTTAAAGTGGCATCCTAAATTTGATCCTAATGAAAAATGGGATCCTGAAAAAGATAAATTTATAATTTCTGTAGATACCGGAGAAGGAAAGGATGAAGAAGAAAAGAAAGATAACGATTATAATGTATTAAGTATTTATAAATTAGAATTAAAAAGTCCTGCGTCTTTAAAGAAATTAAGAAAAGATCAATACCAAATTAAAAATATGTTTAAACTAACTCAAGTTGGTTTATATAGAGATAACATTAGAGATGAAGAAATATCGGCTAAAGTATGTAAATCTCTTATATATGACGTATTTGGAGCAGAATCATGTACATTAGTTTTAGAAATGAATTTTAATGGCAAAAACTTTTTATCTCAGATAACATCTCATGATGATTATTTTGACGGAATAGTAATGCACACATATCATACAAAACCTATACCGGGAGAAAAATTACCACCAAAGAAACCAGGTTTTAAAACAACATCCGATAAAGATTATTATTGTAAATTAGCTAAAAGATTAATAGCAGAAAAGACATTAGTACCTAATGATGTAATTACAATAAAGGAATTTGGATCATTTGGTAAAAATGAAAAAGGAAAATATAAAGGTATAGCAATGCACGATGATACGGTTATGGCTACTATTAATATTTCTAGATTATATGAAGAAGAATCATACTGGGCTATGTTAGAAGATTATATAGAATTATTACCAGATTCTAAATCAAAAAGAATAATAACAGAATATTTAAATTCATATGTAGATGAACAATTTGATACAACCGATAATATGTTTAAAGCTTTATATGCAGCAACAGATGATGATGAGAATATTAATACAAATTTAAATAACTTATTGGCAAACAATAATATAAATAGACGATATATATATAAATCTAGTAGTTCAATTAGTATCAAGAAAAGTTAATTTTTATATTTTGAATAATTGATATATAAATAAAATATACTTAAGAAAATAAAATTAAGAATTAAAATATGGCAACAATTGCTTTAGACCTTAGTCAATTTAAATCTGCTGGTGTATATACAATAGAAATAGATCAATCACAACGTATATCTGTTACAACACAATCTTTACGTTTAGTAGTTGGTTGGTCACCTGTTGGTGTTCAAAATGCTCCTGTATTTATTAGATCAACTAAAGAGCGTCAAAAATTTTATGGTGATTATGACAAGAAATCTGAAAGAAAGGGTTCATTTTTTCATCGTTCAATAGATACATGTTTGTTATCTTCGCCTGTGTTTGCAATTAGTTTATTAAATGTTAACCAAAGCCCAGATGTAAGTAATACAGATAAAGTAAATTATACAGCTTTTTCTGTTGATTGTGCTAGTTCTAATACGCCAAATTTTGCAGCTAATGAAACAATAAATAAAAGTTTATATTCAAATTTCTTTAATAAAGAAAGATTCTGGAAAGCAGATCCTGAATATCTACAAGGTGTTATTATGAATGCATATAGTGCTACAGAAGAACAAAGTGCTCCAATATTACAATTAGTAAATTTAGGAACATCTACTGTATCATTTATTATTCGTAAAGCAATTGGTTTAAATGGTTATAATGTATATGCAAAAGATTGGTATGGAAGTGAATCTAATATTCCTTATCAATGGATTCGTCCTTATGATTTAATTAAAGACTTTTTTATACAAGTTATAGCTATTAAAGGAGATTGGACTAATTATGAAGCTCTTTCTGCAGATCCTACATTCTCTCAATATTTTAATGCACAAGGTTTAATTCCTACACAGTTGAATGCATTTATTAACGCTCCTCAAATTAATTTAATAGGATCATGGACTGGAACAATTATTCCTGATTTTAAAGATAAAACGGGAGCAAACCAGTATATCGAAGATATTATTAATAGTTCAACTCCTCTTACGGGTGTATTAATTAATGTTAATAATCAAGCATTAGATAATCTTATTTATGATGCTTCACAAGGACAGTGGGAACTTGGTGATGGTTCATCGACAAGTCAGGCTCCATATCTTTTAGATTTAGTTGGTCATAATTATGCTAATTCTAATGGAGTTCATGCATCATTTTTAAGTTATGATATTAGTGTTGGTGATGCGTCGGTTCATACTACAATACCATTCACACAAAATCCATCGATTAACTGGGATGGAAGAACAATATTAATTGATTCTTCATATGCATCATCTATTACTGTAGGTTCATTAGTTAAATCTTCAACAACAATTCAACCAAGTGTTACATATGTTACTAATAAAATATATGTAGGTGCTAACAAATATCAAATTTCATTAGCAGAACCTCTTTATAATTGGACAGATGGTTCAACTAATAGTATATTAGTTCAAAAAACTATTGATGAACTTGCAACATGTTATAAATTTGCTAAAATGGATGGTTTAGTAATTACTAACAATCATGCCCCGGGTTATGATGAAAATGGTGCTCCAAATGCCGAAGCAGGTGTAAAAAAAATTTATTCTATGTTATATGACCCAGGAATTTTCCGTGGTTTGACTAATCCCGATATGATTTCATATCGTTACATTGTAGATACAATGGCTTATGGATTACAACCATTAATGGGTGGTAAATCATACGTTTCAAAATTAGCCAAAGATCGTGGTAAATGTACTGCTATATTAAATGCTCCAGCTATGACTCAATTTATAACTTCACAAGATCCTTATTTCTGTGATACTTATATTCCTGGTGTAGATCCAAAACCTGTATTTAATACGGCTTATATCCAACAAGGAGGAAATCCTGATATGGCTAGAACATTCAGATTCTCATTCCCTGATGAAGATAATGGATCTAAATATTGTGGTGTATTTGGTCCATTCTTAAGATATAATGATAATGGTACAACTATCTTAGTTCCTCCTGCGGCTGATGTATCTAATACTTATGTACGTAAATTCTTGGGTGGAAATCCATATGCAATTTGTGCTAATAAAAATGGTATTATTTCTAACCCAGCTGTTTTAGGTGTAGAATATATGATAGATAAAACTGATAGAGATTATTTAGAACCAATGGGTTATAACTCTATCATAGAAAGACCTTCAACTGGTGAAGTTATGATTTATGCTAACGCTACTTCATATCAGACTATCAAGAGTGATTATAATTACTTACACGTAAGAGAATTACTTAATACAATAGAAATTCAGATAGAAGAAATATTGAAAAATTATGTATTTGCATATAATAATGCAGTAACAAGATTAAACATCGTTAATACAATAACTCCAGTACTTCAATCAATACAAGATGCCGGCGCATTATACAAATATGAAGTTATAATGGACGAAAGTAATAATACTCCTGAAGTAATTGATGATGCAACAGCTATTATTGATATTGGTGTATGGATTACTAAAGGTATGCAAAAAATTGTTAACCGTATTACAGTTAATTCTTTATCGGGAGTTAGTTCGGGTGGATTTACAACAGCATAATTTATAAAATAAAGAAAAATAAAATTTAAAACTATATGGCTGAAAATAATATGACAAGTAAGGGAACATTTGCTCTAAGTCACTTTAGAAATTCACGTGCAGCAAAAGAACAATTCGAACCAGTATATTTGAATTTATTTACTGTCGAAATTGCTCTTCCTGTTGGAATTGGAGCCACCGATGAACAAAAGAATTTGTTATTAGAAAATGTTACTCAAATTCAAGGATTACAGTCTCATTCATTTCCAACAAGTCTTGTGACTCAGAATTATAAGTGGGCTCAAAGACGTTATGCTGGTGGAAAACCAGAAAGGACTACTATGGATATTCAAATTGAT